TGAGCTGTTCGTTGAGGTCGAAGTACGATCCTTTTTTGAACTTCGCAGTATTCGCCTGCTTGATGAAATCTCGCTGCTCCTTGCGTGCTCCCTTGAGTTCCTCCTTCGCCTCAGCGATACGGTTGCGCAGCTTGATATATTCCTCGCTGCCCACCTCTGTCTGTTTGAGCTGGTCGTTCAGCCCTTTAATTTCTGACTCTAAGCCAACAATGCCTTTGGTTATGTCGCTTAGCCCTTCAATCTCTATCCTTAATCCGACTGTCTTAGCCATATTGAATGAATGTTTTTAAATCCCATGCACAAAAGAAAGTTATTGCGTTCCCTTCTTGTTTAACTAAGCCGCCCCTCATTAAGTTCTTTGCAGTCTTCTGGCGGTCTATCGGCAGGTCGTTTATATTTATCGTCAGATTCATATCTATGTTGGTTGTGCTTGCCCTGTTATGGGGCTGTTTGTAATTGCATCCTCATCTTCTTGCTCTGGTCGCTGGTCAAGGAGTAGCACCGTCTTAGTCGGTGTCTCCTTCAGTGGCTTGTACCCATCCACCTGCTGCAATACATACAACCTTCCATCTAAAAACAACTTGTTTCTGAATGACAAACCTAAGATACTAAGTATATCCCAAAAATAGTAAGTTTCTAGCTTTTTACCTATGCGAGTCCTTGCAAATTGCTGCAACCAATACGCTTCAAGGAGACCAGGCACATCAATGCCTCTAATCTTCTCCGTTGCATAGCTTAGCGATACATCAAACTGACTGTTGTAGTTGACCATGAAGCTGAACGGCAACCCGAACGTTGTAGGAGGGCCGGGGCCTAAGTCTACATTGATACGCCCATCAACGGATTGCGGTCTCAGTCCTGCATGATACAATATTCTCGGTTGCACCTCTCTTGTTTGCTCCGTTGCTGTTGGGTCGAGTACATAATTCACAGGGTACATCAAAGGAATCTGCACGGCAATGTTGCTATCGTCAGCAGTGATGGCAGTCTCAACAGTACAGAGCGTTTTTGCAAAGTACGGGTTTTGATTGTCATCAATTTCAGTGTTGAATCGGTTGCTGGGTAGTGTGTACTGACCTGTGAAGAAACCTAGCACCTCGTTTTCATCAATGTATTCCTCCGTTTCGCCTTCCGTTTGATAGCTCAATCGAGTAACTTCAGGCACATCCACCTCATTGTATAGCTCTCCCTCTCTTGAGATGTCAAGGTTCTGAGTGACATCGTCAGTGTTATCTTGGTAGAAGCCTTCACGTATCTGCAAAGGTTCTAAGCCGCCTGTGTTATTCAGATAAAGAAAGTCATCTGCAGGCTCAATTCTAAGTGTCTGGGCTTGTGTATCTGCTTCAAATCGTAGATTGAACATGTGCTGCAACCCTTTGAACAGTCCTGCAACCGAGTAATCACGGAGCAAGTATTTCGGATCAAGGATTGAACCGAAGACAGCAGCAGCCTCGCCCACAATAGTAGCCTCAACAGTATAATCAAAAGAACCTCCATTAGCTGATACTTGTGCAGCAAAGTCTATTGTTTGCCCTGCATTCAAAAATAAAACGTTTGATACTTGTCTGAGGTTGGTGTTGGCAGTGTAGAACCCTGTCGGGCCTGCTTGCACCTCTCCCAGAATCATGAAGATACCAGAGGCAAGTCCATCAATACGACCAACAAACTCAAAATCTGCTCCTGCTCCTACGATGTTCGATAGGGATGCCTCGAGCGTTACCTCATAGAAACCTGTAAAGGGTGCAGTGTAGACACCCGTTGCATTGTTGTAAGGATTTGCACCAACTAATGGCGTGACTGTCTGGTTAGGGAAGACATAGACCCCGACAAATGTAGCAGCATAACCCACTTGAGAATCGTCAACAGTTACATTGAGATAGTCCTCACTAAATTCTTGCGGATAGCGTTCTGGTAATGGCAACGGCATGATAAGCCGCTTGAACATGTTGCTGTTTAGGAAACTGCTCTGTAAGGTGTAGCCTATTGAGTCCAGTGCCTTATCAATCAGTGTGCGAATAAACAAGAAGGGCGTGAACTCATCGAAGGCAACAGACCCAGCATTTGCAAACTCCTTTATCTTTATCAAGGTGAAGCCAAATTCAGCAGTAGGATATTCAGCAACCCAACCACCTGCAACAGTGCCAGCGAGATATGGAGCAGTGTCATAAGTGAAGTCTCTAAGCAATTTATCTTTGAGCTTCAAAAACCAATCTGCATTATCTCCATACAAATCCACTTTGTACGCTTTGGCTCTGCTTCGGTATCGGTCAGATTGTAATGGTGCGCTCTGCAATTCTGCAAGGCCCTTAAACAACGTGACCCCTCCCTGCTCATAGGTGAAAGGTCTAAACTCGGCAGCATTGCCGTTGTCGTTAGAGATGCCGCCCCAGTCGCCAAAGATAGCATCGTTTGTCGATGTCGCTGGTAAGGTAATGGAACGCTTTGAGCTACTCCCTGCAATAAACCCCTCATCATTCACCTGATAAGAGATTGAAAAAGGGAAGTCCCCAAGAGGCAAGTCGCACTCCTTGCCGTCAATTATAAGCCTGTTGTACATTATATCTGATTGTAAACTTCATAATATTTAGCATTGTAGAACATGGTCAAGACTGTACCCGTTAAATCAATGCTATCAAATGTCTGCTGCGTTCCTTGCCAGTTTATTCTTATGTTTTCAGCTACCCCTCCATTGTCATCTGCTTCAAGGGTGCAGCCGTTAAAGTCTCCGCTATCGGTTGAGCGGTCAAGCACAACACTTACATCGGAAGGGTTCAAGGTTGCCGCTCCAAATGCAAAGGTCTCATCTTGTGGAATGCCTAACGTGTTGCCACTTACAACTAACTCGTCAAGCTCCCAACTCGTTCCCGATAGCCCTGCGATTCCTGTTATGTCTAGTAGTGCCATTATACTCTATGCGTTACGATGTCCTGTGAAATCTCTAAATCAAAACTCCATTCAATGATACCCCTCGCTGCTCTCTCTACCTGAGTGATGTTTGCAGGGTACACACGCCAGTACTCGGTCAAGTCGTTAGGGTTGGCAATGTACAGCTCTGCACTCCATAGGATAGAACGCAACCAACCATATTCTGAATTGGTAACTCGTGTGTCGATGGTGTAGCGTCTTACTGCTTTGATGTTGTTGCGTAGCCTGCCATGATCGTATTGCGCATGAGGCACAACAGCACCTGCATCCCATGCGAGTGGCTTCTCAAACTCATCTGCACTGATTGAATCCTCTAATGCCAGGAAGGGCAATTGATAAGAATCAACACCACCTAAGTCATTAAGCCAGTATAATTTGAGCTTCTTGCTGCAACAGTCTTCAATCACATAGAAGACTTCTTCTGTCTTGCGAGTGTAGGAGAATGAAGGAGCAAAAACCGCCTCGCCAATATCTACCTTGTAGTTCGCTGCTGCTGAGAAGTTAGGAGCAACACCACTCAACCAATCACCTGCTGGAATCGTTTGCAGCTGTGCCAATCCTGTACTGATTGTATTCTGTGAATTGGTCACTGCATTGGTAAGAACGTAGTCAGTGGACAAAATAAGACCAGCAGAATCAAACAACACTACACGCATGTAGTTGAAGATGCCGCTATCTGTGTAGTAGCTTAGGAATTGGTTTAATGTGCTACACGTTGCAAGGCTGCGAGGTGACTTTGTAAGGAAGGAACGGAACGGGCTTGCTGTGTATGCTGCGAGGCTTCGCTCGTCTCCGTTCTGGCGTTTCGCTAGTGTGCAGAATACCGATGTACTCACGTCAGTAGTGGGTGCAACAAATATCTTACCCGTTAGCCCACTGAGTTCCAAGTATGAGAAGTTGATAATCACCTCAGCATGTGCATCTGTATTCTCGGATTCCGTTGCTGTTCCTAATGCTCCGAACATGCTGCTCTTTGCTTTGTTGGGTGCATAGTAACGTTGTAGGAAACTCTGCACATCAATCAAGAAATAATATTCAAAGACTCCCAACCCTAAGCTGACAGTCTTGTAGTATTCTTTTCGGTCTTTTGCAATGGCAACGCCATCCACTTCAATGGTATACTCGCAGTATTTAACCTCATTCGGGTTGGCTGTTGCGAGCTTTACTTCATAGACTACCGGCTGGTAGATGCTAGTAGGGTTGTATTGCGGTTGTTGTACTATTGGCATTTTACTTATTTTTATGCTGCTATGTTTCCAATCAATGTATCGAGCTGCACCTCGAAGACGGAAGCCGCCCACTCTTCGACAAACTGCTCAATCTCTGCCTCTGTTGCGTCTAGTGTTTTCTGTATAAACTCAGTAGGCCCTTTCACGGGCATCCCTGTCCTCTTATGCTTGTTGGCAATGGCGAATGCTATGCCTAACGCTTCCCTTGGACTGCTCGCTCCCAGCTTCAAGGTGGCGAATCTTGCGAGCCCTTCAATATATGCTGAACGCCCACCTCGATAGGGAGGTATGGGCGTGAAGGGTATTCTATCAGGGGGAACTCCCTGATCCAACGCAATGCCGTAGTCGTTAAGTAGGACTTCAATCTTAGCACTCGTGACTGTGGTTGTTATCATGCTGGTTACACTGTTCAACAAGTCGCCCGTCATCACATGACCAGCAAGTGCAATCTGGTCTTTCATCGTTTGCACAAGTAAGTCGGCTAGTCGCTTCAATAGTCCTTCTCTGTCTCCCATGGTTGTCTTGTAGTGTTAAGCTGTGGTTGTGTGGTATCATATCGGTGTGGTGTTCAAGGGGTCTTCCTTGTCGTATGTCACCACATTTTCTGGGTTAGTTGGTAATAATGCAGCAACATCGACATTGTAATTATTGCATCCAATAGGGAATACTAAATCAACAGTCATTCTAATGCTGCGAGTTCCGTTAATGAATCGGTACGGGTCGAACTCGATACGATACTGCCCGATATTGAACGGAGGCAATGCTTCCTCTGAGTAGAGCAGCAAGCCCTTAATGAGTCGCTCCGCTAATACTTGCAACTTGGAGAATACCAGCGCAGAGGTGTCGGTCTTGTAGTCTAGCTGTTGACCATCATACGCATAAGTGTCGGTAATGATAAACTCCAGATTGTAGGTTTCATTCACCGCTCTATTGCCTGCCTGCTGCACGTCAGCTGTTGAGATAGGCGGCAATAACAAAACATAAGGGAACTTTCTCCCTACTTCAGCATTCGGATCGTAGTTGTTGGCGATGTTGATATTGACATCATTCGGGAATCCGAAGTGAAAGTAATTGATGTCTGGGTCAGCATCCACCAGGTCATTGATAATATTTGCAATCTGTACTAACAGCATTATTGTTTTATTTGTAGGTTTTGCATAAACTGTGCCTTTGCATTTTGCTGACTCAGGAATGCCATCGCCTGATAAAGTTTAATCTTGTTGATGCTCTCCAACTTGGTCACATCCTCACCTGCTAAATTCACAAACGTACTAAACCACCCGTATGGCTTAATCAGTTCATTGTATCCTGCTTTAAGATGCTTAGGGTCTGGCTCGTCATATAGATTTGGAAATCTTTTTGCAATTTGTTGTTTTGTCTCTGCAAAAAAAAACCAATCTGAAACGCATCGTAAGCCGTCAGATGGTCAGTGAACAATGCAGCCCGATGTTCTTGGCTGTAATCGTCAAAGCCTTCCGTTTCGCTTGTCCTGCAAATTATAGCAGCTATGTAAAAGAGGGCTTTGTATTGCCCATTCATCACTTTCTCGAGTTGTTGCTCGTACGCATTCGCCTCGGCATAGTCTTCGAGCGTTGATTCTGTCATGAATCGCTTAGGCAAGTGGTAAAGAACCCCATCACAAAGAAACGCACAAAATCCTTTATCTTCCTGCAAGGTCATGCGCTCACGGATAAAACCCCATATTCCTGCAATCTCATTGATAGGGTGCTTGCGTATGTCAGCATACGGGCAACCACTCCAGAACTCCACCTCATAAGCATAAAAATCTAAGAGGCTACTTTCTTGCTTCTTAGATATTGTGCGCATCGCTTCGTTGCGTTCCTCATCGTCTTCCATGTTCTGGATGTCTTGCAACCATTGAGGCATTGCAGCATCAAGGAAATCCAAAAACTGAACGTACCTCGATAGCTTCACATCCTTCATGCTTTCAGGTATCTGGTATCTGTTTCCTAGTATCTTGATTGTTATCACTTAACTGCTGGCTTTTTGATGGTGGGTTTTTTGGGTGCTGCTTTCTTGCGGGTCGGTTTCTTCTTCGGCTCTGGCTTCAACTTGCTGTCTGCTGTCGTGCCATCTTTAGCCTCAAAGTATTCTTTGCCCTTCAGCTTCTTAATCTCATCGTCACGAACTAGGAACGACATCTGCCTGATTGCTTCACGCATATACACCTCAATGCTTCGGTGGTGTCTGTTCCAACTCGATCGGCCGAGTGTGATTTGTTCTGTCTCCTGCCATTGCTCCAGGAGGCCCTTTAGCTCTTCTTGAAATTGTTTGTTTGTCATCGTATAAGAAATTTGTTGTTTGTTTTTCTATGCGCTGAGAGTACAACATACCTTGCTGCATCCAGAGCGTGGTCGTATTCCTTGACCGGCTCATCGAGAGGATTACCATCTGCATCCTCTTTGTATCGGTAATTCTTTAGCTCCCGTATCAACCCCTCTGCTCCTGAGTCCACCACTACAATCTCGTAGTTGTTCATCAATGTTATCCCGAAGCTTATAGAGTCCTTGCCCTTGACTGCTTTGTGGATGTTCATCTTATGCTTAGTCTTCAAGTGGTCAATGAGCAACGGGTCAGCACTATCTGCAATTATCTTCTGTCTTGGTGTGTTGAGCATTGCCGTCATCTTCTCAGCTAAGGGTGTCAGCTGGATAAACTTGCCGTATATCTTCAGCTTCAAATATATCCTCTTTGCTTCTTGGTCAATCTTCACTCCAATGAATGCAGCTGGGCTCGTGCTATACCCAAAGTCAAGACCATTCACTTCCTCGATGTTGATTGCATTGTATTCTTGTAGACTGCATTTAGTCCAGCGAGGATAAACGAGACCACCCTCGAAGGGCCTAGGGTCTTGCTGATACATCGCTTGAAATAGTCGAGGACTCGCATCCTTAAACTGCAGTAGCTTCTTCAAGCTGTGCCTGTCTTCCCATAATGCTTGCCCTATCATGCGAGGGTCATTCTCATGCTTATCTGCTGTCTCTAAGATACCAGGCAAGGTAAGTATTTCCCACTCATGCGCTTGCTTGCTTTTGAGTATCCTTCCGCTTAGGTCATCCTCGTGCCATCTCGTCTGAGTAATCAGAATCTGACTATCATTGTGCAATCGAGTAAGGAATACACCCGTAAACCAATCCCAGACTCTTGCTCGATACGTTGCACTATTCGCTTCAACTACATCCTTAACCGGATCATCAATCAATCCAATATCAACAGGCGTACCAGTCAGAGAGCCACCAACACCAACAGACTTGTAAAAGCCATTATTCCCCACAACTTCAAAAATATCTGCATTACGCAGATAGCTCCCTTTTGCCGAGCTTTTTACATTCGATGAGTTTAGGCTTGTCTCTGGGAATATGCCCTGATAAACCTCGTCATCAATGATGCGCTGCACATCTCTATTGAACGACCTTGATAGGTCAGCAGCATAAGAGCAGCCTGCTATCTTTGCATTTGGGTTGATGCCCAAAATATATGCTGGCAGTCTCCTACTTGTTAGCTCACTTTTCCCGTGTTGGGGAGGCATGAAAACCATGAGCTTCTTTATCTTGCCATTTGCGAACTCTTGCAACTTCTGCATCAATAGCCTGTGATGCCAATTGACTGAATAGTCTGGCTTAGTCATCAGGACAAAATGCTCAAAGCTTTTTCTACTCAGCTCCTCCCTTATCAATTTCAATTTTAGTGTAGAGGGATTCGAGTTGTTTAAGTTCATCTATGCTTAGTTTTGATAGGTCAACACTCTGCTCTGTCTTCACATTTGCATCGTGCTTCACTTCTTTCTTATCGCTTTGGTCTAGTCTATTCTTTCCTAACCAAATCAGCATACCTCTATCGCCATCCATTGCAAGGTTATACTGCGTTAGTTTTAGCATGCTGTTGCCTTTTTCTCTTTTTTGCTGCAAATAGTCACTAAAACTAATTTTATGCTCTTCTTCACATTTTCGATAAAGTGTATTAGGATGCATACCCAGAACAGCAGCAACCTCTGTTCCTGTTGCGCCTGCTTCCAAGTATTCATCTACCTTCACCCAGTCTATTTTTTTCGTTGGTCTTGCCATATCCAAAAAACAAAAAAAGGGGCGGAGATGTTCCACCCCTTCAAAAATACAAATTGTTCACACTTTTATCGTTTCAAAAATACTAGGTTCTTGGCAGAATAACAAACAATTCGTTTTTTTTCTTAAAAATAGGCAAATGTGTACACAAAAATCAAAAAGTGTACACGCTTTTGGGGATTTGTACACACTTGTACACACCCCTTGTGTACAGCTAAACGCCCACCACCACTGCATTAGAGCGTTTTGTACACGGTGTACACGCTCCAGGGAATGTATATATATATACAAACAAAAAAATTCAAAAAATAAAAAATAGAAAAAATAGAAAAAAGTAAAAAACTACATACGTGTAGTTATTTTAGTGTGTACACCGTGTACATACTGTCTCTTATACACATCTCC